CTTAATAGCTTTCTTGAATGCTTTACTGTATAATTTTCCTGATATAGAGTTTATAAAATCTGTTCTTCCTCTCCTATCTGCTTGTAAGCAATATCCAACATCTTTAAACCACTTCATATCTGCTTGGCTGCTACCAATACATCCCATTTCTTCAGAGTGAAAGAAGGCACATTTTATTTTATCAAAACTCATTAGCATTTCTAACGCTATCCATATACCTACCTTATCATCTCCACCTACACCCACCTGCTTACCTGTTTCAGCGTTAAACGCAAACAGACAGCCATCATCTTCAAAAACCTTATAGTATTTGTGTATGTCGTGTACTGTATCTGTGTGCGCAACAATACAAGGATATGTTTCAGCTTTTCCCTTTGTTACATATATATTGCTGTTCTTTATCACAATTTCTGCTTGCGGAACATTCTCTTGGCAGAATTTATGTATGTAAGCAATCATATCAAATTCATTCCCACTTGTGGATTGAATTGATAATACATCAATTAATAATTTTTTTCTTGTAATTTTTTTATTCATAAGTGTTTTCTGTTTTAGTTAATAATTAGTTAGTTAGAATTAAGAGAGAGTGGGCAGGCGTGGTTCTTGCTTTATCCTGCCGTTAAAACCACCCAACTCTCCTTAAATCCTATACAAAGATACGACAATTATCCGAAACTACCAAATAATTTAGTAGTTTTCTTTAAATAATTAGTAGTTTATAGTGATTCTAAATTAGAATGGTAAATCCCCTTCAGTTTCGTCAGGTTTTGCCTGCTTTGGGGGTTCGTAAGTGTTCTCGTAAGCGTAATGAGTAGCTCCTTTTTCAGAAACCTCTCTCCGCTCTGCAATAGTAATGTTTGCCCATCCTTTCTTAGCAATTTTTTTCAAATCATCTATTCTAATTGCTACATTAAATAGTTCTCCATATTGAGTTTCAACCCTTTTAATGTTAGTTGCTATGTAATTTTTCTCGTTTGCCATAATTTTATTGAAAATTTTTAGTTAATAATAAGTTATCTATTTGTTCTTGTATTTTATTTCTACTTCTTTCTAAATGTTGAAGCTCATCTAAAAAATATTCTAGGCTTGTTTTATCTATCAGTGCTTTTTTAATTCTCTCGTAATTTTTATCATAACCATCATAAATTTCAGTATATATGTCATGTTTCTTTACTGAGTGTAAAACAGAGGCGTGATGTGTGTTTACAAGCTTTCCAATAGTAGCTAAGGGTAATTCAAATATCTTTCTTAAAACAACACAATACAATCTCCTCGCTTCTATCATTTTTACTTTTCTACTTTTGGAGGTTATTTTTTCCCAGCTACTCTGAAAGATACTTTCTATTTCAGCTATAACCCTCTTGTTTCTCTCTTCTGTAAAATTTAGTTTAGATTGTTGAATAATCATGTTAATTGTTTTTGTTTTTTGATAATGATTCTATTGCGGAAAAACATTCTTCCCCTTGCACCGTTACAGCCCCACCCTCTAAGTCAATTTCTATAATATCTATAACATCTTTAACGTTTATGTTAAGAAAATGGGCTAGTCTTTGCATTTGGTAGTACCTTAAATAATATGGATTGTCTAAATATTTTTCAATAGTAGACCCTTTAATATTTAATATCCTTCCAAAATTTTGCTTAGATATTCCTCTGATTCTTAGAATCGCCTCAAGTTCATTCCTTGAGGTTTTAACCTTGTCATAAGTATTTTTCATTTTAAATAGTATTTTGGTTTAACAATCATTTTTCTTAATTTATTTAGAGGCACAAGAAATTTGGTTTGTTTAGCCTTATAAAACAACTTAACTTCATGGGATGTTAGAACCCCCATAATATCATCCTCTACAAGCTCTCCTAACATATTTTGCCCTCCCGCATTAAACACTATATAAGTAAATGGTTTGCTATGATGTTTTATTATCTCCACCATCAAACATTCCATTTCTTTGCATTTGTTCATACTGGTCTTTTGGGTCTGTTTTGATTTCATTTTCTTTTAGATATGGTATCAATTCTTCTGCTTCTATTTCAGTTAGAGTTGATAGTTTATTAAAAATTTCTTCTTTTTCTCTTCCATTTAAAGCTATGTATGGTAAGAGATTCTCAATGTATCCAATCTGCCAAAGCTCCGCTTCAGTAGGGTTCCCATCGACAACCTCATCAAACCACTCGTCATATTTAGTCAACGATTTCATCTTGGCCAAACACTCCTTGCTCGTAGAATCCTGCAATCTTTAAAACAACTCTGCTCATAGCTCTTTTTTCAGCCATAGCTACTGGGAATTTTTTACCACCACCCATTAAGTTATTATCACTTGCTTCTCCAAAACTCATCATGTTTCTAATGTCAGTTTCTTTACTTCCTATTTTCATGCTCGCTACCGCCTTGATAACTACCCAATCAGTTTGCATAATAACAGGCTCATAAATAACTTGTATGTTTTGTTTACTTACAATTTTATCAATTCCTGTCCTTGTAATAATCACAAAACCTCTTTTATCTTTGTAAACATCTTCTTCAACAAGATTATTTTCTGTAAACAATCTTCTTAAAGTTTCTTTTTTGGTTTCTTTTACTTCTGCTACGTCCTTAATGTTTGGTACTTTTTTCATATCAATTTGATTTTGTTGGTTAATATATTCTTCTTGCATTTGCATAAATTCTTCTTTCATTTTTCCCATAATTCTAATTTTATAAATTTGTTATTATTAAATAAATAAACAATATAATTATTCCTTTGTAAGCTAGAGATAATTGTCTTATTGAATTATTATAACTTCTATTCTTATCCATTCTAATAATTATCATTTATTATCGAATTAACGAATTCTCCCAGCCTACTATCAAAAGTTTTTCGTCTTAATTTATATTCAACTATATTAGCGTTTCTAATGCCTCCATTAGCGTTCCTGTAGCGTGTTGGGACATCTAAAGGGATAGATACTATATCATACCCTCGCTTTCTTAGAGCGTAAATTATACCTGACAATCTATACGCTCCATATTCGTTAATAGCTTCTTTTTGTGTTAATCTTCTACCTTCTTTTAAGTGTTGTAGAATATCACTTGTTTGAGTGCTTTCCATTTTAAAATAATTTGATTAATAAATTTATACTCTTTCTGTATTGTCGGCTACTGAACATTCTTTACTACAATAATATCCATCTTCTTCTAAATCCTCTCCACAAAAACTGCAATAATGTTTTTCTTTTATTGGCTCATCAAAATAATTATCACAATCATCACATATATACCCTTCAGCTTCCGTATGTTCTTTACATTCATAGCATAATCCTGACTCTGATATTTGAGCAGTACAGCAGAAACTCACATTATCTAATTTGTATCCTGCATTACAGCAAGGACTTGTTAAATTATCTGTCATAATAATAAGTGTTTTCGTTAATATTTAGTTAGTTTAAATTCTGTACAAAGATACAATAATTTTTTAAACCACCAAACTTTTTTGTAGTTTTTTTTAAAAAAAAATATAAAATGATGAATTTTAACCCTTAGTTAACCCTTAATATAGGGTATTTAATACTCTTAAAGATAAAGATAAAGATAAAAATAAAGATAAAGATAAATACCTAAAAATAATGTGTTAATCGTGCTACCTGACCACTTTCTTTATCATGAATGAAACCTTCACAAGCTCGTGGAACGCCACAAAATCCTTTACGTGAGTGCCAACTGTCTGCAGAAGATGGGCTTCTCATGTATTCTATAGTAACCCCTATATAATCTTTAGTATCTAAATATTTATGTTTTACTTTGTGATGGATGTGGTGTAAATACCAATATCTATATTTTGTTTCTGACCAGAGTAAAGGTTGCTCTTGTGCCATCAACAAGGGTAACTTATCCATCTTCGCCCCGTCTCCATGTTCAATTCCTATTAATGAGTTCCCAAATTTGTAAAATTTACGATGAGCAACAGTAATATCAAAAGTAACATCTTCTGCTTTTCTAAACCAACTTCTAAGCGTGTGTGCTAAATGAAACCCACTCTGATAATCGTGGTTACTCATTGAGTGTAATACATCAACAGGAGCAATAAAACGGAGAATCTCAATAACCTTAACATACAACATCAGGGCCATTTCATAATGTTCCCACCATTTTTTATCTGATTCGACATAAGTGCCTTTCGTTGTGGTTGAGTAAACATTATCTATATGCAGCACATCATTCCCTATACAAAATAATATGCGTTGAATATCAAATCCTTTTGATTTTTGTATAAGGCCCTTAATCCCTTCTAATACTCTATCTACAGCAGTTTCACAGTCATATTTTTCACCAGTCTCTAATTCATTAGCATACTTACCTATGTGAATATCTGCTGGATTAATAACTAATAGATGTTTTCTTTCTTTTTCTTCTCTCTCTATAGGTTGATAGATTGGGGAATATCCTTTTATAAATTTATCTATACTCTCAAATATTTGTTGCTTATCTAAACCATAATCTTCTTTTGTAACTATTGAAAACCTATATTCCCCACCAGCTGATTGCCAATGTTTTACACTAACAACATCTTTTTTGTCAATCCCTCTATCTTTTAAATGGCCATCTAAAACAGAATTGTTATTTATATTTTCTACAACCTTAGCTCTGTTTTGGTAGATAAGGTTTTCCTCATCAAGAGTAAGCCTTAACCTTCTTCCGTACTTCTTCATAAAACAAAGATATATAAAAAAAAATAATATATAAAAAAAAAGTGAGGAGTTATTAACCCCTCACTCTTAACTACTAAATAGTCCAACCCCGAAAACACTCAAAGAAGGAACCGCAAAGGTATATTATTTTTTTGATATATCAGCAATCCCCTGCCCTAAAATAAGCACAAGAATAGCTTGATAGAGATTTGTAGCGGTCTGTTCGTCTACCCCTAAATAAGTTACGATAGCAGGAACCACTACAGCAGAAACTGCATACCAAAACTTTTTACTTTTAATCATTGTTAAAATAAGCCAATTTTTCATTTTTTTGATTTTTTATTAATAATAATGCCAAACAACTTCTTGGTTTTTGTTTTTATCAGTGTCCAAATGTATGAAATTTTTACCAATTCCAATACGATTAAACCCAATTTTTATTACTGCTTCTAGTATTTTATATCTTTCTTTACTTCCTGCAATATGTATATCTGCTGCATTACAAGGTATATCCATGTGTGAAGAATTCTTCACGCCTCCCACTTTACTGTTATGAGCAGGAGTTCTATATCCTGAATTTATTTTAAAGGGTATTCCAGCTAACTCTCTTGCCTTGTCCAGTTTAGTTAAAAATATAAGACACATATTGTTACCTGAACTTATATCATCTGGACTGTCAAACTCTGATAATTTAAAATGTTTTATTGACACATTTCTTAGTTTATCATTATACCACTCACCTCCCCTGCCCTCTATATTTCTTTTTATAGCCATTTTGAGTTTTTGAAGAATTTTTAGAATGAACGCCCTTCCTCTTCCTCCTTTTACTCTCTCTACAAACAAATCCTTTTATTTTCACCCTAAGCAGTTACTATCACATATTCAATATCAACGTTGGCTGTATCTGCCTTAGCAGAAATACTTGTAATATCTGCAAAAGCTGAAAAAGACGTGCTTACGGATTTAGCCTCCATTTCATTATCCATTAGTATAAAACTCTCTCCCGCTTTCAGTTTAATCCAATAAGAATCTCCTGAAGTTATCCGAAGATTAACAAAGTTTGTGTCATCAAGATTTGTGATTCTAAAATATGCGTAATCATCTGTAACTCCCTGTCCCTTTCCATCCTTTGTAGAGAAAGAAAATATAGTAGTAAAAGAAGCCTCTTCCCCTGACTCTATTTCCATTATCCTTTGGTCAACCTCGCCTTGAGTTTCAAAGGTCTTTGTAATATTATTTCCATATTGCACCCCATTCAAAGTGATAGTTTCGTTCAAAGAAACACTTAAAGTTGATGCTGTTACTGTACTTGCCATATTGTGTTTATTTTTTTAATCATTATTAATCTGTAAAAATTTTTATTATTGCTCCTATTGTTATAGTATAAATAACCCACATAGCCTTTACTAAAACCTTCCTCATAGCGGTATTTCTGTTTACTCTTGCTGTAACCCCTGTATCTGGATTTAATAACTTGTCAGTAAGTTTATCTAGCTTACTATCTAAATTATCTATTTTACCAGTCATTGTTGTTATATCTTTCTTCATTGATACTATTTCTTCTTTTGTTGTCATATGGCTTTTTATCAATAAGATTGATGTCCTATTAAATATACTTTAAGTCCAATCCCTTCTGTTCCTCCCCCACCTATAGTTGTAATGTCTATTGTTATTTCAGCTTCATCTAATAAATCTGCATTTGATATTACTGCAGCTGTTGCTGCTGAGGTTGATGTTTTTTCTGTTGCGTCTATTGTCAGTAAGGTAGATAAAACCGAAACCCCTCCACTTTTAATATCTACTGTTACAGTATTATCCGCAACAGTAAATAGACTGGAGCGCACATCTGTTAATCTAAAATTATAAGGAAGCACAATGTAATCTGCGTTAGAAGTTACAGCACAAGTAGTACTAATAGTACCGTAAGATAAAGCAAAGCATTTACTTACTCTTCTCCAATTTAAAGTGCCGTCTGTTCCATCTCCACCACTACCATCCCCTTTAGAAGGAAAGCTATTATTTTTAGAGCCTTCAAACCCCATAGGGTTATGTCTATTTATATCTTTTAAGTTTTTATGTTCGTTTGCTGCCATATTTTATTTTTAACAATTTGTACACCCTTGACATTTGCAATAATTATAATAATTACCACATGAAGAGCAGCTATCAGTTCTACTATATATACTATCATAAAATATCATCCCATGATTTTTATATGTGTCGCTCATACTCTTTGGCCTGTTACTCTCAAATGTTGCAAACATTCCATCTTGGTCGCTTCCATTCAAGTAATCTATCATATCTTCTGCAAAAATCCCTGCCTTTCTGTAGGTATCCTGCTTGAAAGAGTTGTAATCATTATCATCTACAACTCTTGAAAATTCATCTAAATTATGCACTATTCCGCTAGATGTAATATTACTCATAATATCATTTATAACTTCAAACCTAACAAACCAAGCTAAACAATCCTCTAAATAATAAGTCATAAAATCCGAATTATTTGAAGTTAAAGTTCCATTATTATGTTGTAACTTTAATTCACCATAAAAATCTTCACCCAAAAGAGGTCTGACATGCGCTAATTCAGCTAAAACAATAGTGTTCTCAGAAACCAATATAGGGTCGGTATTTTTATTGGTAAAAGTTTTATCTATTACCTCTCCCGCAGTAATTAAAGGTATATATTGTCTATAGTTTGCCATATCTTATTGCTCTATTTTTATTTCTTTTTTTTCTTCAGGTTCTCCGTCTCCATCTTCATCGCTTTCAGTAACTATAATTTCCCTATCTGCTATAAACATATCTCCATCCTCAAGCATTGGTAAGTCCTCGTCTATCAACATTCTCTGTTCGTTGATAGTAAGGATATCTTTAATATCTACATCATTAGCGTATGAGATTGGAGGCTCGTAATGTATAGTTAATCCTTTAGGGTCAAATCCCATTTCTTTATACAAAACATTCCTTATCCCATTTAACAACAACTCTGAAGTATCTTTAATAACAGTTGTCATCACTAAATCATAAGCAATTCTAATCTCACTTCCTGTATTATTCATCTTACCTGAACTCACGATACCACTCAATGATGGCTGCCACCTATTAGCTGTAATAATATTTTGGTCAGTAATTTGTTGTAAATCAATCCAACTTCCCTCTTGGTCGTCTTTTATAATTTGAACATTCGCTGGGGAGGTATCTCCATTTTTAACAATAAACAATATTTTCCCATTATTTCCCTCTCCAACAAATTTCTTTTGAGCTTCTTTTACCATTTCCTGAGCTTCTTCTTCTCCCATATCCCCATTTATTTCTACAATAGCAGAAGGCTGAAAGCCGTTCATAAATTTAGTATGATTCCATTTACCAATCTCAAAATCAACACAAATATGCTCTAAAGCGGCAATATAGTCTGGAAGCCCATAAAAACTAAAGGTTGGCTCATAATCTTTAAAATGAACTACAAATTTATTTTGAGAAACGTTAGGATAAATAGGTATTTTGTATATCTTTTTTTCCTGATTCCAATATCTACACCAATCAGGATTAACAAAAACTTCACTTTTATTTTTAGATATTCTAACTGTAGTTGTATCTAAATGATAGATATTTACCCCTCCATCATAAAGAACACACTCCATATAAGCATTACCAAAAGTGTAATAATCGTCTGCTAATTTTTTAAACACATCTCTTAAAGACTCATGGTCTGCATTTACATCTTCAATAAATTCTTTAAGAGGGTCGTTGTCACAAACAAATTTAGCTCCACTTGTGAAAACAGTTTTTTGAGCTAACACACTTCTATGTGTGGAAGATTTTCTTTTTAGTTCTGCCAGGTACTGAGGGAACAAATTATCATCTCCAAATGGAATCCACTTGGTATTAACATTTGTTAAGTTTTTAGGCTCAGAAATTTGAGGGGGGACGCTTAAATTGAATACCCCAAACTCAAAAGTATTACTCTTCTTCGCTGTCTTTCTTGTTTGATTTACTTTTTTTCTTGGACTTCTTGATGGTACTTTCATTATTTGATTTATTGGTTTTGTCAATTTTTTCTACATAGTGCGACCCATTTTCTACCTCCTCGTACACCCAAGCTAATTCCTCTTCTGTTGCGCTTTCCCAGCGAACACGCCTTCCTTTAAAAAAAGTAGCGCAATTTTCATACTGTTTTTTTGCTTTGTAATTTGCCATAACTAAATATATTTTTAAGTGCGCTAAATCTACAACTTTTTTATTGTCTTGACATCCACACATACTAAAAAGATATTAGCAAGGGGTGTTTATACCCCTCGCTATCATCTAAATCAAATTAATCCGTTGTTGCAGTTAAATCTCCAGCCACAACAGTAATATCCCCCGTATATTCAAGAGGTAATTCAAATTGTTTTGCTGTTAATGTAATTGTCAAACCATTATCATCTGCATATGTAGCTCCTGTACCACCTTCTATAGTTGTAAGGTTAGCATATGTTTGGTTTCTATCCCAAAAAGTTGAGCCTTGCGATTGATTTGCATAAACATACGACCATCCCACCACTAACTTTGTTCCATCGTTCATTTCAATTAGAGCAACGGGACAAGCAGAAGTTAATTCTGTATCTGTCCATCCTGCTAAACTCATTATCTCATTGAATCTTGCTCCATTCATTTGAGGAAGATAGAAAGATAAAGCACACTCATAAGAGGTACTTCCGCCTTCTTTAGTTCCTGAAATTGCTAATGAAGCAGTTTCGTTCTTAAATTCAAATCTAGCCCAAGCTGCTGTTGTAATAAAACTCGTTAAAGTATGTGATGAGTTTGATGTTGTAGGTAAAACTGTAGCAACATTATCTAAATCTGTAAGTAGGATTTGTCTAATTCCCCCGACAGCATTAAGATTGCCACAATCTACCAGTAATCCTGTATCTATTGCCATTTTATTCTATTTTTTAAGGTTAATTATTAATTTAATCTACTAACATTGACCCATTCACTAATGAATCCCAACCGTATTGGAAGCCCATTGTAAAGTTAGAACGGATATACATGTTGTCAGAAACCTCATCATAGAACATCTTCAACTGATTATCAGGGTCTGTTACATTTGTTCCTATCATTAAATTGTCTTTTGCTGCATAAATCACTCCATTCGTACATTGGATACTTGCTGTTGCTGCCGTAAACAATGGTGGTAAATCCGCCCCTGTTAATGCTGACAATGCTGTGTCCCATTCATACATAGGTACCAACTCTACACCTCTAAAATATAATCTTTGTTTCCCCGACTGAGCTTCACTATGTCCATAATTAACTGAACCTGTTGAACCTACTGAAGTTAAAGCGCTATACCAAGAGTTGTAAATATTTGGAGTACAGAACAATCTTTTTTCTGACGCAGGAATTTGTTGTAATTCTGCTGGGGCAGTATTCCATACATCTTCTAATACTAAGCTAGAATCTGCTGCAGGAAGTGTTGCTCCTACAGTAACGTATTCTGTTGCTGCCGCTCCCGCTGTTCCTGTTACTTCTCTCATTTGAGTTGCTCCACCAATAGCTGTTCCTACTGATAATTTTTCCCAAAGACCATCTCCCATTGATTGATAAGAGCAATCAGCTACTCCTGCTGCTGAATCTCCACCCCACATGTTTCTTATTGTATCAGTTTTTATTGCATTTCTTACTCTATTAAGAATAACATCTGCGATTTGAGTTCCTGTTAAGTCAGGCATATTTAATCCTGCTTTGTAAGACTCTGCTACAAATAAATTTTCAAACTCATTCCAGCATTGTTCTTGTTTTACTGAAACTTGTGAAACTTCAATGTATTTTTGTTCCATTGTAAATCCTGCAGGGTCACAAGTGTTAGTTGTTGCACAACCTGTGTTTGCTGCTGTGATACTCTGAAGCTTCGGAGCCATCGTAATGAAATGCTTGAATTTCACATTTGGATATACTGTGTAATTACGCATAATTTCATCAGAATGAAACATAGGCTCTAATAAATATTTTGAAGCGTTAGTTCCTGCGAACGATAATGCTCCTTGTAATGCTATATCTGCCATTTTTTTCTGTTTTTTTAATTATTAATTAATACTATTATCTAACAAAAGGGGCTTTTAATGCGTTTGCAATATTGTTAAAAAACACTGCATTCTCATCTAAAACTTTTTCTTTCGTAATTACAGTAGGGTCTCCCTCAGTTTTTACTTCAGTCCCTACCGCTTCTGCTTTTGCTAACAAAGCAGTTAATCTATTTACCTCTTCAGTTAGAGTTTCTTTTTCTCCCTCTAAATCAGTAATAGAATTATTGAGTTCAGTTACAGTTGATTCAAATGTAGAAAGTTTATTTTTTATTTCTTCATTATCAGCAAGAGTTACCTCTACCTCAATACCCTCAACAGTTTCAGCAGTTTCATCACTCTTTTTAACTTTAGCGATAATCTCATCAACTTTTGAGTTAAACCAAGATTTTAATTCTTCTGTCATTTTGATTTTTCTTTTTGTGTTAATACTTAAAGTTTTTTCAACTTCCTCGTTTGTGATGTTCTTAAATTTAGAAACATCATATTTTGCAGCGACTTTGATTGGCTTTGATATTGAATCTGCAAATCCAAGTGCTACTGCTTCTTCTGCTGTCAACCAAGTCTCCTCACCCATCATACTCTCAATCTCATTGTAAGGTAGGTTTGTTTTTTTAACATAGATTTCAGCTATTTCGTTTGTTATTTTATCAAGAACATCAGCTTGTTTTCTCATTTCATCAGCATCCCCATTACTTCCACCCCACGCATTATGTATTATAAGTAAAGAATTTTCACTCATAATAACTTCATCTGCCGCTAAAGCAATTACCGAAGCAATACTTGCTGCAATTCCTTCAATATAAACTGTTGTTTTTGCTTTTCTTCTTTGGATAATAGAGTAAATAGCCATCCCTTCAAACACTTCACCTCCTAAACTGTTAATGTGTATAGCTAACTCTTTACCTTCATACTCTTTTATTTCCTCTACAAAACTTTGAGCGGAAACCCCAAAAGTACCTATATCGTTAAAAATATATACATCTACCATTTTAGATGTACTATTAATTATTTCATACCATTTCTTATTCATAATTGCAAAAATATTTTTTACTTATGAGAATCTTACGCAGTTTTAGGAAAAAACTTTAAAATGTTATATTCATTGTAGGTGTTTCCTTCTTCCGCTCCTTATAAACTACACTTTGAACTTGTCTTTCGGAAATGTCATACTTTATAGATAAATCCATAAAAGTGTGAGTTCGGCTTCCCTCATTGAATTTTAATAAACAATCAAAATCATATATTATCATATAATTTCTTAATCTTTTTGGTTCTACAATTCCTCTTTCAACTAAATGTCTTAGAATGTCTTGAACGCTAGGCTCATGCCATCTTCTTAAAATTTCGTTCTCTGCTATTTTTAAATATTCAGAAACTATTTCTTTTTTATTTTGTCTTGCCATATTTACAGTGTTGACCCCGCATCAGGAGATAATGCTCCAGTTCGAGTGATGTGTTTTTTTTCTTTTTCTTCTATACATTCAGCAACCATTCTCCAAAATTTTGAAACAGCCTTTCTACAGCTTTTGCAATTTATATTTTGAGGAGATTGAGGGAAATACCGTTTCCATTTAAGGAATAAAAAAGGTAAAGCTGATGAATCATACATGCGTTTTTTTGCAGATATATTGTTTTTTTCTACAGCTTCTTTAATTTCTTGTTTTTCTTTTTGAGATAATTTCTTTACAATTCGCTCTATTACTTTCATATATAATTTAATTATTCTTTCCATTTATCTAAAGGACATTCTCCAAAAAATTCTTTTGTGAGCGTTGTTTTTGCATCTAAAAAGCAAGAACACTTACCGCATCTCGCTCCTTTAGTCCATTTAGGGTTCTTTAACATTAAGAAGTTTCTGTAAAAATCGCAATTTTTACAAACACTTAACCTCTCTTTTTTTACTTTTTTACTAACAAACATTTGTTAATTTAATACATTTAAAGTCTAGCTCCTGATTCAATAACATTTACTGTTTTTTGAGTGCTGGTTATGTCTGACTCTACAACAATCACCTTCTGTATTTGCTGCTCTTGGTTGATAGCACTGAATTTAGCGGTAGCAAATGAAGGCATATTTAATAACCCCCCATCAGCAAACTTATCTCCTCCTCCTGCTTGATTAATAGCTGATAATTGGTCTTTATACATAGATGTGCTTCTTTTGTTTATTACCGCCTCTCCCCCTTCTAACTCTACCACTCTACCACCAACCGCAAACTTCTCTCCTCCTTGTGCGTGAGATTTTCCTCGCACCATTCCTCCTGCTGCAAATTTCTCATCTATAACCCCTCCTTTCTCATACATACCCATAACCTTAGCTACAAGAGCTGCCATAGCTACCATACGAAATAGTGCTGAGTAAGGGTCGCCTCCCCCTTGATTTAAAATTGCACCTATTGCTTTTGGTATAAGAGAAAGAGTATCTGCTGCTGTTCCTGCGATTGTAGAGCTTGTATCTAAATTTTCTGATGCAGCATTTTTAATATTTGATATAGTTTGTAGGTTTGTGTTTAAAGTACTTATAGCAGATAAAGCATTAGCTACCATAGATATTTTATTCCCCGCCTCTTTTACAAAGTTAAGACTTTCATTCTCTCCCGCTAGTTCTTGCAAGGAGCTTCCAACTGCTGAATAAGCATTAATCTGCTCATCTAATATTTCCTTTTGGCTTTTTTGTAGTTTTATGTCATTTTTTAGTATCTCACTATTATTCTTTAATAATTTTACCTTATAATCTTTATGTAATTTTCCTTTTGCTATTAAATAATCTGCCTCTGCTTGTAATAATAATTGATTACCTGTTGCTGTGAGTTGACCATTAACTGTGTACTGCTTTATAATCTCATCTTGTTCTGCTTGGTGTGCTAGGTTTAAATCTTCAAGCTTTTTTTGAAAAGCCCTATCTTTTATTTGCATTTCTATGTTTAATGCTTGTGTTTTTATAGCAAGAATCCTTTTTTCGTTCTTTTTTGTGTCTTTTAAAGAGCGTAACTCTGCTAGCAATACATCAGCTTTGGTTTGTAAAACCATATCTTTATATTGTTCTTGGGAGATTGTATTGTCAAGATAAAGAGATTTAACCTTGTTTAATTGAATCTTCATTTCCTCTCCCCAATCAGTTATACCTGTTACCCCTTTAGGTGATGGTGGTTCTTCCCCTACTAGCTTTATAAAATCTTTAAAGTTTGGGAAAAGCTTAGTTAGCGTTTCATCTACAACGTCTAAATCTTTATTCATTGCCTCTGTCCCGCTACTAAAAGGCTCCATATATTTTACAAAATCCCCCATACTTAGCCCTGCATCATCTACTGCATCTTCTATTGTTCTCATCGCAGATATCATCTTTTCTGAGTCATCATTAAAAAGCGCCATAATATCTGCAGGCCACCCTCGAGCAAATTCGTCAAACCAATTAGCTGACATTAATGAATGTGCCATAGTCCAAATATCCACAGCCTCAATATCAGTTTTTGCCTTTTTAAAGTTAGCTATCAAATCATCAAAAACATTATCAACCGTCATTTTTACTTCTATAATATCTGCGGACATTTTTGACGCAACTGCGATTGCTGCCGTATTCCTCATTTGTATTGCTAAATCAGAAAACTTCTTCTGAGTATTTTTTATATCGGTTTGTAAAGTAATTAAGTCTTGCCCATTTTGTTTAAAGGCTGTATTTAATGTCCTAGTTTCTTGGGTTGCAATAATTAACTGTTTACTATACTTAGCATACTTTAAAGAAGTCTTATCCATATTTTTAACTTCTTCTTTGCTAAATTTATCTATAGTTTTCTTAGCTTTTACTAACCTTTTTAATGATATTTCTAACTCTCCTATAGATTTTTCTTCGTCCTTCATGCCTTTATTTAGCTTCTCTGTCCAATCTGTCGCTTCCTTTGCTTCCTTATTAAATGACATATACTTCGTTATCAAATCTCCCAAAACAACAATGAAAGCTCCTACCCCTGTTCTTGCTAGTGCGGTTCTAAACGTTACTAAAGCAGCAGTTGCTGATTTAGTTGTTGTTGCAAACAATGTTGTTGCAAGATTAGCTGCCATCACACCAACCTTATATATTCCAAGAGCAATCGCAATCTTTTTTATCCAACCTATAAGGGCAACTATCTTATCAATATTTAGAGCCAACTTGTTCATCCATTTAGCTGTTGCTTCAACGGCCTTTTGCATTCCTCCCGCATAATTATCCATTAATTGAATTGACACCCCTTGTAATGCAGATGTGAATTTCAAAAATGCTCCTTGTAATGTATCTCCAACAATTCCTGCCATTCTTGCTCCCTCTCCACCTGCCGCTAATAAAGCATCTCTTAACTCTAAAGTACCATCTGCTGTTGTTAGCATTTGTTCAAAAGCTGCTGCCTGTCTTAAATCAACCACTTCCATTACATCAGCCATACTCCCTCCTTCAGAAACAAACTTCTTCATAGCAGGAACTAAATCATCTAAAGGGTGAATTGTTCTTCCAAACCTCTTAGAAAGTTCTGATGTAGGGTCTTGCATTTTAAGTAAGATGTTTCTTAAAGATGTACCCGCAATAGAAGCTTCAATACCTGAATCAGTAAGTTTTGACATTATTGCTGCAGTATCTTCAATAGAAAATCCTGCTGCTTTTGCAATCGGGGCTACTTTAGTCATAGATGTTTGCCACTTCTCAATATTCATAGCAGAACTACTAAACGATACAGCCATAACATCAACCACTCTCTCAGTTTCGCTAGCATCTAACCCGAATCCTCTAACTGCTGCCCCTGCAACAGTTGCTGCTCTTGCTAAATCACTGCCTGTTGCTGTTGCTAAATCAAGTGTTGGCTGTACGGCATTTTGTATTTCTTGAGCGGTAAATCCCAACTTAGAGAAATTTAACATCAGTTCTCCAACCTGTGTTGCTGTAAAGAAAGTCGTTCGACCTAATTCTTCTGCTGTTTCTGTTAATGCTGCAAATTCTCTTTCTGTTGCCCCTGATACAGCATTTACTTTAGCCATTACAAACTCAAACTCAGTAAAAACAGAGACAATACCGCTTACAACTCTATTTACAGCTCTAAACGCCCCAATAATAATACCAATAGCAGCAGCACCTTTAATAAACTGCTTTGCCATAAAATTGTTACTTTTGGTGACTTTTCCTGTTGCTTGAGTCCCTGTCCTTAATTCTTTATTTAACTCTCTAAGTTTTTTAGATTTATTGCTAATCGCTTTGGCATTTTTACTATATTGAACGGCAGCATTTTTACCCGCTTTAGTATTTTTTGCAGTATCTTTCTCAATAAGCTTTTGCTGCTTCCTTAGTTTTTTTAATTCTTCTTTGAGTTTAGTTACTTTAGTAACATTCTTAATCTCAACTTCAAATACTATTTTTTTATCTGCCATATCTTATGCTATATTTAATTTTACTACTTTTTCTTTTTTATCTA